TCCACGCAATAGGAGCATCTACAACACTTGTAAGATAAACAGTATTATTATTTTGTTGTGAAAACTCACCGAGTCCCCAACTATTTTCGCCCCAAGAATTAGCCATAATAGGTTACTCCTATTTTAGCCTGATATTCTTAAGATAGCTGCTGATGTAGTTGCTGCTGGAAACTGAACTGTGAATGTTCCAGACGTTGCTGTTTTATCTGCTCCAAAACTTAACACGCATACTGCTTTATTTGTTTCCGATGTATTATAAATTAAAGCACCGAATGCAGTTAAAGTTACGCCTGTAAAAGATATATCTGCAAAGTCTACAAATGCTACACCACTAGAAACTAGAGGTGACACATTTACTAGAGCTCCACCACCAGTCACATACTGACCAGTGTTTGCAACTTCACTTGTTGTAGTGAATGAAGTTGTAGCAGAATCTAAAGTTGCTGCAGAAGTATATAGAGCAAGTTTAAACACATCTCCTGTTGTCAAAGTAAAATCATGTATACCTTGAAAAAGTTGTTGTTTAAACGAATTGCAAACTGCTTGTGTTATAGCCATATTTAACTCCTAATTATTATCCTTGTTTTTGAATCGAAGGTGAACCCTCTTGGAATTCATCTCGTCTTCTTCTTCCCATTTGTTCAATAGAGAATCCTTGTAAAGCAGTTTGATACTTTTGTTCATAAAGTTGTATCATGTCTGCCGGACCCTTTAAAAAACCGTACGCCTCAACTAGGCATGCATACAATAAGCCGTTGGGAAATTGCAAGCTTAAATATGTTGTTGTATTACTACTAGATAATCCAGCTGGTTTCAAGATATAATTTAATTGCATGGTATAATTAAGATTTGGAATAGGGGCTAAAATTAATGTGTTATCATCGTAATAACTAAAATATTTAGGTAAAGCTTGTGTTAAAGAGGCATTATACTCATTAATATAGCCAAGATCTCTATATTCTAATATGGCAATGTCTCCTGTGTATACTGCACTAGGAATAATGTAAGCCTCTTGTACTATTAAAACTTCTCCTGTGTTTGGAAATGGAGTATTTGTAAATTTTTGACCTGCAACAATAGTCGCAGTTGCTTCTTCTCTATTACTATCAGAATCTACATCTCTTAAAACTCTAAATTCAGCATCTAATATAAATCCATTTACAATAGTTGCAGTAAATACATTTGCATCTACTTCTGTGTAATCTCTAATTTTTGTAACAAGTTCTGCGTATGTCATATTAAGCCTCTAAAGTTACTGGGCCTGCAGTGCATTCAGCTCCGCCGCCAATTATTCCACCTGTTGTCGCCGTGCCCGCGCCCGTGAAGTGAAAGTAATTTGTTGTATCAGTTATATTACCAGAAGAATCTATTTTTCCAACCGTAATTACAAAACCACTTGAACTTGAAATGTTAGTTACACCATCAAAAGATGGAACGGCTGTAAAACCAATATCGTTTGTTGGTCCTCTAAATCTTACCGTGTTGCCGGTTGATCTTCCATGATTTTGTGAGAATACATTAATAAAAGTTGTTGCAGAACTAATAATTGTTTGAAAAGGATCTGGATTTAATAAAATTAATACTGCAGGTTCTGTTCTATCTGGATGAGCATATTGTAAACCTTGTGGATCAGCTGTTGTTGGAGTTGGATCTAATTGAGGTTGCTTTGCTTCATATTCAGAAGTATGCACCCATGAACCATTCCATTCTTGTACCATTTCTTCATATGGAAATCTTTGACCTGATCGGTCAGAGATCATGTAAGCATATTTACCTCTAGCTGATTTTGCCATTATGATCCTGGATAGTAAATTTTAGGTGTTATAAATGAACTAGTTGAAGAACCATCTTGATCTAAGGCTCTTTTTAATTCATCTTCATATAATAATCTTGTATCTTGCACTCTTTGTGGTGCATATTTTTGTGCTAAATAATAAGTCAGTCCCGCGCACATGCACGGAACAAATCTATATGGAACGTTTGTAATATTGGTATAAGCTCCTACATCTTGAATTCTTTTTTCATAATAATAATTTATAACATTGTTAACTTCATCTGCTCCTGGAGTTAAAAATAAAGTAATAGTAATTCTATCTATAAATCTTTCTACAAAATATTGTGTAGGTGTGCCCGTTGAAAATTTAGAAGATAATCCACTGTAAGCAGACCTATCTATTTTTGTAAGTGGAAAATCAACTACTGGAGTTTGTTGTGTATTTCTATAAACTGCTTCTAAAATATCTCCCGTTCCATAAACAATAGAATTATAATTATAAACTTCTTCATTATCTGCATGAGCTGCAGCGACTGTGCCGTTTGCACCTCTAGTAAGACCTGTAATGGTATTTGCTGAACTATTAAGAGTTGTATAAGTAATTTGTTCTGAATCTATTAACAAAGTTCCAGTTGCTGGAAACTGCGCTACCGAATCAACGGTAATAGTACTAGCATTAATAGTAAGTACACCATTTAAAAGAGTGAATACACCATCAGATGTTCCATCTCCAGATGATCTATATAGAGTATAGACAGCCTGACCATTAACCATGGAAATTGAATTATTAGCAACTTCCCAATAATGCAAACCTCTGTTTGCCCATTCTTGAAATAGAATATTAAGCGAGCGACGAGCTGCTTTCATCTGGTTACCAGTATTATTGATAAGACCAATTCTTTCGTAAGACTCTTCTATGATATCATCAATGAAAAGTGTTTTTTCAAAAACTGTAGTTCCTGAAGAGGTAGTCATTTAACCCCTACTTATCTATAAATAGCGTAACAGTTAACCCACTTGTGTTTGAAGCAACTCCAATACCGTCTACTATTCCTACACCGTTTCTTTGAGCATATAAAACTCCATCTTCAGGTATGCCTAAGGTTTCAGTGCTGTTTGGTCCAACAACAATTGGAATAAAAACTTCTGTATTAGTTGAAGTACTTACAGTTGTTGAATTTGCTAAACCATTAATTATACAAGCTCCAGAAGTTGCTCCAGATTGTATCATGTAGCCTCTTAGTCTTGTAGGTCCAGTAAATAAAACTGCAGTGCTAACATTACTTGCACATATAACTGGTTTTACATCTGACTTCATATTTATCTCCTTGTATTAAGGAGCCCTTTCGAGCTCCCTAAAAATTATTTTTTGTTTTTTACAATTTTTACAATATTGTCATTAGTTTTTGATTTAGAAATTTGTTCTAACCAAAACTTACAATCTTGTATTGCTCCATCAAGAGCGTGCACATTTGAAATTGTTTGAGCACGTTGATTTTGCAAAAGTGTAATTCGTTCGTTAATTGTTTTTACGTCCATATTATGCAGATGTGCTAAATAATTGAATGAAACGAATGTTACCGTTTACTAAAACTCTTAGTGAACCAGCTGAATTTGTTGGAGTTCCAGTTGTTTTAGCTAAACCTGCTGCAACGTTTTTACCTAATCTACCAATATCAAATAAATTTAAACATGGATTTGTTGCAGATGACTCTTCACCAAAAGCTATAAAAGCGTTTGGGCGAGATGCTCTTGTTCCTGCAAATTGTGCAAAATCAAAAGTTGCGCCATTTGCTTGTCCAATGTTTGTGCTTGATCCGCAATCAACTACACCATAAACCGCTGTGTTTAAACCTGAAATTGTGCTTGTTGGATTGTTGCTGAATGATGTTTGTGCATATACTCCAAACATATTACCGCCTACTGTGTTAGCAGTTCTTTTATTTACCGCTCCTACAACTGCCGCTACTGTTCCAGAATAAGTTGCTGCTGGTCTTACAGTAAAGTCAGTTAAGTTAAAACCTCCAGATGAAAGATCTGCTGAAGTTAGTGTGTCATCAGAATTAAACCCAGCGTTTGATGTAACTGGTCCTGAAAATGTTGTTTGTGCCATAGTGTTATCCTCCTAGTAAATCTAATATCGTCTCTAGGGCGTCGACTATACTGCGTCGATATTAGAAAGTTAGTGTATAGTAATTAAGATATAGCTGAATTTTTAAAATAGCGCAAGGGATACCTGCATCGAAAAACTAATTTTCGGATATAAATAGCGAGGTTTTTAGCCTGCTATAGAAAACTCAGGAGCAGCCATCTCTACTTTAATTTGTCTATGAGCTATTTCAGCTTCAGACAATTTAATTTGGTTAATGATTCTTCGAATTTCTTCGTCAATCCTAACCATATCAAGAGTATATATTCCCTCTTGAACGTAGTGTTGCTCCCAATCAAGTTCTAATGACCTTTTCTTCGTATAAAGGTTTTGAACTGACATCATCTACAACCTCCTCATAGGTTATCCAGCAATTATCTTTACCAAAAGATCTCATGCTGTCTTTTAATAATATACCTTTTTTTCCTATTTTGTCAAGGATAGCTAGTTCTATACTTTCTGCACTATCTTCTGCTTCAATGTTAAAATCAGCCATGTGACCATAGGCTCTAAGTTTTACTTGAAACAGTTTTGTCATAATTCATTCTTTCTATCAGTTTTTAGGGGCCCCATAAAGAGGCCCCAAAAATAAATAATGCTTATAAATTAAGCACCTTGTGAACCGAACATACCTCTAGGGTCTGAGAATCCAAAAGAATATCTCTCTCTAGCTTTGTATCTAACGTTACCTGTATCAAAATCACCTTCCATAGCAGTTTTGATAGGTGCTCTTACGAACATCTTCATACCGTTTGGAACGTCAGTTTTAATAAAGAATGCATCAGTATCAGTTAGGTAATTGTTAACCACATAACCTTGTGGAACCATTCCCATTGATCTAATTGCATTGATATCGTTATCAGCTGTAGCTGTTCTACCAACAGTTTTCATTAATCTCTCCGCTGTGAATTGTAATTCCTTTGGAATGATTAACTTAACACCTTGAGCTGCAATTTTTAAACCACGCTCGTCAACAAATGCATTGATATCAATCAATGATTGTTCAAGAGACGTTTCGTTTAAGTCAGCTTGTGTAGCAAGTGTATTGCTGAATGTTCCAGCAATAATAGGGTGTGATGCGTTTACTAAAGAAACTCCGTCACCTCCTGCAAATGAGCTTGAAAACGCATTGTTTAATACGTTTGCAGCTGTTACTTGCTTAGTGTTTGCCATAGATCTTGCTAACGCTTTTGTATATCTAGACGCAAGTCTATCATACAAATTATCCTCAATCGCTTCTTCAGTGATTGCGAATGCAAGTGCTATAGTGTTGTGAGTGTATCTAGCAGTGAAAGTTTCTTGAGCATTGTCAAATGTTACGCCAGAACCTTCTGGTTTAACTTGAGCATTTGCAAAACCCGATAACATTACTTCCTCTTCGAAAGCTCTGTCTGAAGTTTCAGTGTCAAAAATCTCAGCATGCTGATTCTCATATCTTTTGTACTCCAGGCCGAATAGTGCATTCAATCCTGGTTCTAGTTCTTTAACTAGTTGTCCTCTTGAGATAGCCATATTCTTATACTCCTGTTGTAGTTGTTAACTGATGTTCATTGATTCTTACAACAAACACAACGTTTGCTGAAGTTAAATCATTGTCATTAGCATCTTTTGTAACGCCAAGAATTTGCAATTGGGCTGTACCAGTACCTAATGTACTGTCGTCCAATGTAACTTTGGATACAAAGTTTGCTGTACTTCCAGCTGTGTATTCAATGTCCGCATTGTTGAAGACATCTGTTTGTGCTGAAGCACCAGTGTTATTTGATCGTATTTCGAAACGTTCATAAGGGTCGTCACTTATAAATGCAACGATATCAGTCGCTGCAATATTAGGTACGTTATTTAGGAACGTTGGTTTTTTAGTTGTTGGGTCGGTATAGAAAGCTCCGTTAAGTGAACCTATCAATATGTTACCAGCTGCTGCAACTCCTATAGTTCCAGTGTTCAGTGCTTTGACTGGATCATTGAAAAATATAGCTGTTGGGCTTGCTGCCACATTGTATTCACTTAAACCGCCTGCATCTCTATTTTGACCAACTTTTCCAATAGGTCTTAATCCAAAACCTACTGATGTTCTATTAGCCATAGTTTTTTCCTTGTTTAAGTTTATTTAAATCGTTGGTATTACCAAAAAATTATTTTTTGTTGGTACCACCGAAAGTTACACGAGTTTGCCTATCACTATTGATTGGCATACTTGGGTGCTGATCCTTAAGTAGGTCGTTCTTAATTGCTTGTTCGCTCTCTTGAGTTCTTCTTGCGAAGTATTCATTACGAGCTTTTGCAACCTCTTCCGGTATCCTTGCCAGCGCAAGGCCACCATGTCCGATTACTCCCGCGTATTTACCTTCTGTGATCGTGGAGTAATTTTCTCCTGGATATTCGTCAGCTCTCACTAACTCCCATCCTGATCTCAGCTTACTTGAAATATTTTTGGTGTCGTCTTGACCCATAATTTCAAGCCTAATCCAACGGTGTCTATAACCGTCTTTAGGGCGCGGTGCATCTAAACTTGATGGTGGAGTCCAAGTTGTAGGTCTCTTTTCAGCAGTCCTAGTTTGGCTCGCACGTGGGGTCTTAATTTTTTCGTTTGTCATATGCCTATACCTCCTTCGTGATGTTTAATTGTTTCGCATACTCTTCCAATGGCACTCCTAATTTTTTAGCGATAGCAACTTGAGAAGGTGTGAGTCTCACAGTTTTGCGACCAGGTTTAACACTTCGCTTCGCTGAAGCTACTACTTGTGTAGGTTTGGTCGATTCCGTTGTTGCAGTCTTATCAAATTTATGCGGGAAATCAAGTCTTATTCTTTTATCGATTTCTGCATAATATTCATCAGTTTCAGGGTCATATCCTTCTTCATCAACCAACTGTCTATGGATGTCAAAAGCCGTGTAAGTCATAGGTTTATCTGCTCCAAACCATTTGTTTTTGGTTCCCCATGCTTCTGCTCTTGGACTTCCAACAGTTTTTTCTTGTCTTGGGACATTTACTTCTGAAATTGTTGTTGGTTGCTTAACTGGCTCTCTCGCCGCAAGTTCCTTCATTTCTTGAAGTCTTGCTTCTTCATAACCAAGTCTTGCAATTTCTTTTTGAGCTTCAATTTCTATCGCAAGATCCCCTGCTTCTCTAGCAAGTCCTAACTTGCCTTTTGCAGCTTCTAATGCAGATACAATTTTAGCTTCTTTATCTTTTAAAGATGTGCTTTCCAAAGAACTAAATCTTTTTGTAAGTAATTCTTTTTCAGCTTTTACATTTAAAGCATAACGTACTGCTTCATCTTTTTGACGTTCTGCTTCTCGCATTTTTTTTGTGAGTTTAGCAATACGTCTTTGTACACCTTCACTATAATCTTCTAATTCGTCTTTCTTCTCGTTACCCGGCTCTGGCCTCTCGTCGCTCGCATCGAGCTTCTCGGGGCTAGGGGCTTTTTCTGTTTTTACTTCTTTTACAGTTTCTTCTTTTACTTCAAACTCAGGTTCTGGTTTTGCTGTGTCTTCAAACTCAACATCAACCTCTGGTCCTGAAGTATCTATATCAACTGTTTTATTGTTTTTATCTTCTGGCATAGTTTCCTCCTATGTTTATATATAGTGAAGTACAGATTCAGGATCGGCAATTGTGCCTAACACTTCATCATCGTTTAATATACGAACTTCACCGCCCTCGATTGGTAGTCGTGATCCCGCGTAGCGCGCGAAAATAACCCAATCGCCTTTTTTGCACCACGGGCCTGTTGGATATCTTTCTTTATCGTAATAGGCGAGTGGTCCAATTTTTAAAACGTAACCGCAATTAGTTGCGATTCGTAATCTATCTAAAGATTCTTGTGAAAATATAATTCCACCTTTAGTTTTATCTTTAGGTGTAAATGGTAATACTAATAATCTCCAACCAGATGGTGTGGGTAATTCATCAATGACAGGTTTTATGTTGTCTGGATTTAATGGTTCTTTTGAATCAATTTCTTTATACTTATTTTCAAGACCTAGGTTTATTTTTGGTATTTCCTTGTCCGAGGTCGATAACGTTTCCTTTTTCATCATTTTGCTCCTTCTTATTTAGCAGGTTAGAGATTTCCTGAATTATTGCTTGATAGGCGTTAGCCTGTCCTTGCATATACTTGTATTTCTCCATGCTGTCAACTGTTCCAGATATCATAGCATCACCAATGTTTTGGTATGCATCTTTGATAAATTTTTGCAGTTTAGTTACAAATGTTACTCCGTCCATAGTCTTTCTCCTTGTTGTTTATGTTAGCATTTCCATCTTCTACGAGCTTGGCGAAGTCTTGAATTAGGATCTTTTGCTGCTTTAGGAAACATCTTCATTTGACCGGCAGATCTTGCACAGTATGATTTTCTCCTTTTAGCAGACCTAGATCCTGGTTTAACTTTACCAGTAACCGCAGTTGATAGTTTTGAGCCGGGATTCATTCTTCTATAAGCCATAACACCAGCTCGTGTCATACCTGCTCCAGACTTTGTAGGTCTAAAGTTTTTTTTATTTTTGGCAGGCATATTATCTGCTGCTCTACCTTTTCCTCTTAATGAAATATCACCCATTAAGAACTCCTTTTAGTTGAATCTATAAATTTACGATAGATACCTGCAGAAGAAGATTTACCCATAACTCTAGCTCTTTGTTCCATAGCTATAGCTGCTTGTATTTTATGTGCATGGGTCTTACCACTATTTCTTATTCTAGATACACTTCTTCTAGCATCTGATTCTGTTGCAAATTTTAAACCTTGAATAGTTCCTTTTGGATTTTCATCCGTATATAAATCAGAATGTTTTTTTGATCCGGCAGGTTGGCCTTTTTTTCTAGGTATTCTAGCTGTACCACCTTTTGCTTTACCTGCTCTTACACAATTAGGAACTGACTTATTACCTTTTTTCTTAAATCCTTTTTGCTCGTAGCCTCTCCAACAAGTGCCTCTTGGCATTATACTAATCCTCCAGCAACCATACTTTTTCTTTTTAAGATTGTTGGAACATTAGCTGGTTTAGGTCCAGTATTACCTGCTTGTTGTTTTCTTTTAACAGCGGATGCTCTTTGACCTTTACTCATAGCTCTAGCTTTTGCAATGGGTACACATTTTGGATAATTCTTTCTTGTTTCTCCACCACTTCTTCCGCATTTAGGATAAGATCCATCGGATTTTTTATTTGCTATATCAACCCAGTTATCTTGGACCCACTTACGTAAACCCATATTAATATTTTTTTGTAACTTTTCTTCTATTTTCCATTACGCCGCCACAACCTTTTGCAACGCCGCCTTGTTTGTAATTAGAAACCATTTTTCTCTCTTGAGAAATACTACCACCACCCATTTTCTTTTTACGTCCACCTGGAACTATTTTACCAGAACAAACTGCTCCCGCGTACATGTTCGCGTACGCGCTCGGGTACACTTTAAATTTTGCTTTTGCAGCAGCTTTTCCTCTTGGGCAAAGTTTAGCCATTATTTTTTCATTCCTTTTTTCATATCGGAGTTTTTCATTATTTTACTGTTTGGCATTTTATGCATGCCTTTTTTAATCATGCCACCTTTTTTCATTGACTTAGATTTTTTATCTTTGTTTCCTATAATAATAAGAATACCTTTTTTCACTGAACCACCTTTTTTCATTTCTTCACGTGTTTCTTCTTCTGGTGTTTCTTTTTCTTCTTTTGCCAATTTTTTCATTGGTTTCATTGGTTCATCTTTTTCTGGAGATTTAGATTTTTTAAATTTACGTTGAGGATCTCCTGTACCCATTATTCCTGGATCTTCATTTATTTTTTGTTTTACTTTTTCAACAGTTTTTACAACATCCTTTGTAATTTCTGAAGGTGCTTTAACAAGTTTTTTTACTCCTTCTTTAAAACCTTCAGTAAAAGTTTTAGGTTTTTTTATAGGATCTGATGGTTCATCAACATCTCCTCCTGAAACAAATCCTTTTCTTTTTACAAGAAGAGGTGAAGTACCTCTTTTTTGAATTCCAAATCCAGCCATTATTTTTTACCTTTTTTAATCATGCCACCTTTTTTCTTAATGACACCTCTACCTTTTAAAATATCTTTAAAAGTAACTTTACCATCACCAGTTAAATCAGGAAAACCTTTTTTACCTTTTGCTTTTCCACCTTTCATTAATTTTGCTCTTGGTCTTACACCGTAATCGTTTCTCATTTTTATTCCTTTGTTATTGTTTTATTTGCCATCGTTCGTGCGATAGATTCACCGGAGCGTCCTACTACATATCCCCCGAGGCCAATTTGCAATAAAGTCCAAACGTCTCCTGGAAGTTCAAATGTAATAACTGTTCCTAGCATTAATTTTATAACAGGTCCAAGAATATAATTCCAG